TATAGATTAGTATTAAATGTTACTGCGCCAGAACCTTTATAGAAACCTTGTGCGAATGGATTGGCAACAATACCATATCTTGTTTTAAATCCAATTTTTGGTTGGAATGATTCCTGATCTACTGCACGAACCATTTGTAGTGGTACGTAAGGACAGTAAAATAAACCAGCATCAAAAGCAGAAGAACCTTTATATCCTGCTGTTAAATAATTACCACCAATAGCATAAGGATCAATATATACTTTAAATCTTCCATTTAGAACACCGGCAAATGTATTACCTGTATCGTCTACTTCTAATTTATTATTATTAAGTGCAGGAGTATAATCAAGAATACCAGCCATTTGTAATGCAGAAGCAATATCGGATGAACAGATCATAATATTACCTTTACCACGTCTTGTCTGTTTAGCAATTTGGTTTGCTTCACGTTCAAGCTGATACATAAGACCTTTGAATTTCTCAACCATCCATCTACCATTTGCGTCTGTATCTAAATCAAACACACCTGGAGTTGTAGTATTAAGCTGAGCGCCAGTAACAGCAGTAATATTGATTGTTCTTACTATTTCTCTATTGATTTCAGCAAGAATTTCTGCAGAAAGAATATTAGCAAGTTCTGTTTCAGCATCTAAGCCATGAATAGCTTTAAGATCCTGCGCAAGTTCCATAGTATATTCGGCTTTTAGGGCACGAGTTACTGCAAGAACCTGGACTTTCTCAATAGAGAAAGCCATTTGTGGAAATTCGTTATTACCATAATAGCCATTAGCTCCTGGTCCAAGAGTACCAAGTGCTTCACCGGCTGCTGTTGACATACCAACACCAGTATTATAGGTATTAACCGCTGTAAGAGGAGATGTATTACTTGCACCTGGAATTGAACCGATGAAAATATCACCGAATGTATTTGCATAACCATTAGCAATACCAGAGAAGCCTGTATTCACTTCTTGATAGAATGTTTCATTTGCTTGATTTGCTGAGTAATCACCAAGAGCAGTACCATTTGACTGATCATTGTATTTAGATCTCATAGCGAAGATAAGACCTGTCGGGCCAGTCATAGGCTGTACACCACAAATATCGTATGCGATCAGATTAGGCATTGCTCTACGAACTAATGAAATAAGTACGGGATCAAATGTATCGATACCACCAGCACCAGCAGATGAAGAAGAAGTTCCCATAGAATTAACGGGAGTTCCTTCTAATCCGGTTTCCATAAGTGTTTGATACTGTCCATGTGCAGCAGATTGTCTTAATGCTATCTCTGTATTTTCAAGCATAAGAGCTGTAACAGAACGGCGATGAACATCTTTAATAGATCCAAAAGCTGTATGATCTAATATTGGTGCCCATTTATTTTGGATTTCTTCGTTTAAAAACATTTTTTTAAAATTCCTTTTATTATCAATAAAACGTTAATGTTCATTTTTAAGGTTTATATTATTTATATTTATTATTCTTTTACGCTGTTTTTAATCAGCTATTACACTCATGAAAATTAAAGTTCTATTTATGAAACTTTCTTTACAGTGCGAGTGATTGCATCTGCATATCTATTAATAAATGGATCATTTGAAACAGATGGTGTTGTTACTTCACCCTCAAAAGATTCCTCAAGAATATTAGATTTAGGTATTTTAGATTTTTCATTAAAATAACTATCTTTTATAATTCCCAATTTCTTTTCATAAGCATCAAAGTCACCATCGAATTCAATACCTTCTGCTAATGTTGCAAACTTTTCTACCTGAGAAACAGTTAAACCTTGTGAAACTTTTCTAAGATGTCTTGTTTTGCTTCATTAACTAATGCATCTTTTAATACTGCATTTTCAGAAATAAGATTTTCATTTGCATTTTCTAATTCAGATACTTTATCTGCTAATACATTTACAACATCAATCTTTTCTTCTGGAACATCAATATAATGTTCTTTGAATAATGATTTTAGACCTTCAATAAAATCTCCTGTAAGTTCATTACGAAGAGAAGATTCAACGGCAATTTTATTTTCTTCCATCCAATTTTCAACAGTATAATCAAGATATGTATCAAGCTTATTTGTTAAAGTTTCTGTGAAATATTCTACTTCTTCTGTAAATAATTCTACAAATTCTTCTTCTAATTTTGCTG